TCAACCGGCTCATCATCGAGTCTGTCAACCGATTCAGTAAAAACGTTTGCTGTCCATCGCAAAAACTTTTCATTCGAAGGGCACACATCAATGCAAATTCGTTGCTTGATATCTACAAACCTTGTTGCCCACAAAGAAATAGTATCCTTGCTTAGAATTTTGTTCTTTGCTGTTCGGTCGACATACCACTTATTGCGAAAGGCCTCCAATGCGTCAAAAATAGTGAATTTTTGAGATCCCGTCATAGGAGTATTTTCTTTCAAGTATGCCAGCATATTCCGACTGTACTTATCTACACCTTCAGATGTAACGAAATACCTAATTAGCATCTTGATTTGATCCTCAGTCGGATCGGTAGAAATGTTAACTAGTCTGTACATCATGTTAGATGGCTGCACTCCGTCATTGACAAGTACACCCAGTGATGCACCAGCAACATCTTGAACAAACCCCCAATTCCGTTCTGCGAAAACCGTGGTTGTCATTGAAATCTCAATATTGAAGAATTTCTTGGCTGTTTCGTTATCCGATTCCATGATGAGCATCAGAAATTCAACAACGTGTGGGATGGAGTCCGGAACGAGTTCTGTGATTTTGTCAATGAACAACTTCACGTTTCCAACATTGCTTTCCGTTTTGTTGTAAATTGCTTTTGGTACCCACATGGCTCCATTAAGTGCTGTGCAAATGAACAACTGAGAGAACACTGTTGCGTCCATCTTTTGACCAAGACTTGCAATTTCTTCATCGAACAAAGTTGATTTTTCAGAAGAAAGTTTGCTGAGGATTCCGTTAAATGCATTTCGGTTCCTTTGCATCTTAATCACATCAAGAGGATCAACTAGATCCAACTCATCCCTTTCGTTCAAAATCTTGAGAATTCTCAAAAATTCTACGATATCTCGAACTTTCAAAATACCACAATTCCTTTCACGTCGCATTGTGTCGAATTCGGTATATATCTTATCAATATACTCAAATCCAATTGAGAACAGAATGTAGTAAGCCATGTCAAGCGCTTCGTCGACCTTAAGCTTGTCTGACAAAAGAACAGATCCAACAAGGCTTTCGTCGTATCTGTTTTCCGAAAAAACATCCTCCATCTTCACCATTCGAAGAGAAAATGCTTTTTTCAAAACCTCAAAATTTCCATCGTGAGCAGCACGATGAATCCATGGATTTTGGAAAAGTGCAGTGTCAATATTGGACAAAACCGACTTGTACGGCTCCATTGTCAGGAGCTCATCCATCAACTTAACACTTCCACGACTTCCAACAATTCCAACAACCAAAGGAGCAATGAAATATTGAATCTCTTTTTCCGAAGGAGGTGGTGTGCAACTCGAAAGAAACTCTTCGAGCTTCTCAACCGTTTGAGGTTCCCAGATCTTCTTTGTGTTTTTGATTCTGTCAAACTGGCGTCGTCTCGACCAGTAACAATTTTGCACAAAGGAGAAAGTGAAATCAATTTCTGTATCAGGAGAAGAAGTTACCAGTTCTCGAACTGCTTCCATATTTTCCATGATACGAGTTTCGTTTTTCAAAATCTCATCGATTTTCGGAAAATGACCGAAAACATCGATAAGAGTTTCGATGACAGGAATTTTTGCAAAGTTTGGCACATCGGGCGTTGCAATACGAGCATGGTAGCCACCACGTCCGCGACCACGTCCGCGACCACGTCCACGACCACGACCACGACCACGTCCACGACCATGACCACCACCTCGACCTCTGCCACGAGTACAACCTTGGTCGCGCGATTGGCTACGTCCGGCATATGAGCCTGGGCGGAGTGTGATAAATCGTGATTCGGCGAGAGTTGCCATTTTAGATTTTTCCGTATATCTATGTGACATACAGGACCGTATGGATAGTAATATAATGGGTATGCTAATGAATCAAAAAATCAATTTTTTTGATGTATTATATATGAATAAATAAATGATAGTAAATGTAGCCGTTTTATGCGGATGCCTCAAGAGCCCTCAGTTCCATATCATATAGGGGATTTGCATCGTCAGATAGTCCCTTGATATCCCTATACCATCTGTAAAAGCACACCTTCGCCTGTTGGTGAGATGTAGTACCCGGCTTTTGTGGTACAAACTTATCTTTGAAAGTATCGTACCAAGTTTCTGGAGACATCATAGTTTCGTTCTTTCGCCAGAACATAATGATATTTTTCTTAGATGGTTTCCATCCCTTGAAAATATTCGGACCGATCACTTGACCAATATCTGCATATAGTGGAATACCCATGAAATGTCCATCCATCAGAAGATTCATCTTTTTCACTGCAAGTGGACAAATGTTATATTGTAGCATTTGGAAAAAGAATCTGATGTTATTTCCAACATATGTGCCCTGAAGAGCACCAGCAGCTTCAACAATATCAGATGTACTTCCAAAGATCTTTGCTTGATAGGGGTGTTGCTAATTAGTAAAAAATTACTTTTTTCTAAAAAAACCACAAAATCTCTTTTTTGGTTTGATTTGTGTATCAACTATATCATATGGGTTAATAACGTTTAATATCCATGGGTGTTGTTTACATTGTTCTATTTCAGGACGATCTAATGGATTTATTTTCAATAACGACAAAATAAAATCCTGCCCATGTTTTGAAATATTACTTTTTTTTAATTGTATTATCGAATCTGTTTCAAATTCACACTCACAATATGCAATATATTCATCTTTCATAAATATTCTTTTATTTATAACACATGTTAATAATGTCATACCAAGACTCCATAAATCCGCTTTGTGAGTATAAAAATATTTCGAAAAGATTTCTGGCGCAATATATGGGAATGTTCCTACATAATCGTTTGCATACATTCCGCATTCCAGTATAACTTGTGATAAATCAAAATCTATTAAAACTATTTTTTCATCATTCCCCAATAATATATTATCTGGTTTTATATCTAAATGAATAATATGTTTATATTTCAAGTGTTCTAATATATCAATAATTTGTTTTGTTATTATTCTTAAATAATCTTCGGACATATTTCTAAGACTACTATCGAACAAATCTCCTTTTTCGTAATACGGAAATATTAATATTTCCATATTATATAAATCAAATGAATCAACAGGTGCCATTATACCTTTAAATTCTGATATTTTATTTAATATATATAATTCTTTGTTTTGCAATCGATCTTTTTTTATTATTTTTATAATGGCACTCATTAAAGTTGTTTTGTCTTTTACCAAAACCACTTTTTTATTAGATGATGATGATAATATTTTTATTATATCATATCTATCGCTAATTTGAATTGGTATTCTAATATTCAAACGATCTTTCCACTCTACTGACATTTATATTCGATATCTAATACACAACAGAAAGAAAGAAATATTGCAATACGGTGGTATATTTATTGTATTAAAATAAATAAAATTTATATATATATTATACATAGGAGCACACTCCACTCAAACAAAATAATAAATCATGATACAAAATATGGGAAGAGAATATGATAAACTTTTCGATGAACAATTATTCAATCAATACGATAAACCCCCGCGTAGAAAACTCAAAGAAATACTTGGAAATTTTGTTTCCGACAATCCTAATATATACAAACAAGATTTAATCATTAACTCAAAAACGTGCAAATATAAATTTATTGAATTTCAGGTGTGTACTCAATGGACTGACAAATATCCATATAAATTTTTATACATATACGAAAGGAAGAAAAAATATGGAGAAGATACACTTTTTATTACTTTCAACAAAAAATTTACAAAAGTGTATTTATTTGATGTGAATGGAATAGAAAATTTTAGAAATCTAGATAAATATCCATCTGTTTGGGTATACACGATACCACTTTATAAAGCAAAATACGTTAAATTACTGGATCTAAATAAACAAATAATAAAACAACTATAATATGAATATTATATCAAAGAATTACATTTATAATTCTTTAATAAATTGGTTTATCATATTTTAATTTTAATTTTAACAGACGGTTGTTTTCTCACATTATCTGCTTTTTTTTTACTGTCTGGATATATTTTTTCCGGATCTCTAATATTTGTTATTTTAATACCCAACTGATATTCACAAAGAAAGCAACCACCTGCGTCAGTTTTCCTTTGGCATTGATCCATAACATGATCTTTACTGCATTTCAAAATATAATCGACAATTTTGATACCGAATTGGCCATCTGCCAATTGTCTCAAACCTTCGTCATAATTTATCCAAAAATAGCAATGTAGACAAACTGTATTTTCGGCAGACATTGTAATCATCATATCTTTTTTATCAAAATATTTATGGCAAAATTCACATTGTCTTAATATATCTTTTGGAAATTTTTTAGCAATCTTCTCATCGACTATACCGTCAGATGTTAAATTTGGCAACACAACTTCCTCTTTACTAATCTTTTTATATACTGGCTTGTTCTCAATTTCTACTTCTATTTCGTCTTCACTGTCCGTGCAAGATAATTCCTCTTCATCAGAACTCATTGTAATAATACAATTAATTATACTAATATATATGTGTAATTTGTTACAGATTCAATTTTTTAGAATATTATTTTCAGACAAGATAAAAAATTGAATCGTAATTAGCATTAATAAATAATGATTTAAAGTAAATAATAAACAGTAAACACTAATACCAGTATGAGTAAGGAACAATCTTATTACGATATTTTGAAAATAGAAAAAAGTGCAGATCAGAAAGCAATTAAAAAAGCTTATCGCAAATTAATAATAAAATGGCACCCTGATAAAAATAATAATAGCAAAGAATCAGAGGAGAAATTCAAAAAGATTTCAGAGGCATACGAAGTATTATCAGACGAAAAAAAGAGAAATATATATAATAAATATGGAAAAGATGGTCTCAAACAAAAAGGATATGAGTTCGATCCTGGTGATATTGGAAATATTTTCAAACAATTCTTCAAAGGTTCTGGTGGGTCTCCTTTTGGAGGATTTGGTGGTTTTGATGAAGAAGAACAAAGCGACGAACCTGAAGATATTCAAACTCTTTACGAAGCTACATTAGAAGAAGCTTTTTCTGGAGAAACTGTTAAAACATCTATTAAAAGACAAACAAAATGCAAAAAATGTTCAGGGTCCGGCTCAAAATCTGGGGTAACTACCAAATGTTCAGAATGCAAAGGTAAAGGAATTGTTCATAGACTTATACAATTAGGACCAGGTATGTTTACTAAACAATCGATGTCTTGTGATAAATGTAATGGAAATAAGTTTACTGTAAAAGCCGATGATATTTGCAATGAGTGCAAAGGACAAGGTATTTTTAGCGAAAGTCATACGATTGAATTCAGTATTCCTCGTGGTGTTGTTCCAGAACGACAACCAGTTGAAATTAATGGAGAAGGAAACGAAGGACCATATGGCAGAAGCAATGTAATTATTTTTATAAGATATAAAAAACATCCAGTATTTACTGAAGTTGATTATCCTGAACTTGGAACACAAATTGAACTTGATTTAGCTGAATCGATTTGTGGATTTCAAAAAATAATAAAACTCATCGATGGTGAAAAATATTTATTGGAAACCACTGAACCAATTATTCCAGGTAAAAATTATATTATTAAAAACAAAGGAATGGTAATGTATAACGACCAAGATAAACGAGGAAATATTCATGTTAAATTTACTGTTAATACAAAATCATTTGATATTATCAAAAATAAAAGAAAAGAATTATGGGAAATGTTGACAGATGAACCGTTTGACACAAATAAGAATCCAGATAAAAAATTCGAAAAACTTATTTTGTCAAATGTCAAAAATGAACATAGTACTCATAGTGATCACGATGATCATAGTGGCCAACCACAAGAATGCTGTATTCAATAATAAATTAAATTATAATATTCCATACTACTAACAAAGAATTTTCATGAACGTGTTTACTTATTTTATTCAAAAATACTTTAATAACTAATTGCTCAGACGGATTATATGATTTCAATGCATAATAACATTCAAGCATTTTTTTATATTCGCAAAAGATTTCGTCATCTTTTTCTACTTCGATTAATTCATATTTAGTTTTCTTTTTGACCGAAAATAGTTCTCTATCTCCATTATTTATAACATCTACATTAGTTTTCAAAATATCAAAAAATCCTTTCATTGTATTTAAATTCCACTCGAAAACTTTAAATTTTGGAATTATCATTATCGGTATTTGTCCGATAGTTTTTGTCATTATTGTGGAAACACTATTCTTTATTAACAATTCATTAATTTGTACAGCTTTGTCTATTGGTATTTTTATTAAATTATTTTGTTTGTATCCATACTCAATATAAAATGACAATTCGGTAACATAACCTATTTCTTTTGATTGTAATTTTTCTATTATTGATGTTAACGTTATAATAGGTAAAACATATTTGACATCTCCTTTAATATAAAATTTACTAGCACTTTTTTTATATTCGGTAACTTTCATATACCCAACAATTCCCATATGTTTACCAGTAGTACAAAAAAATAATATAATATCGCCAATTTTAGGTTTTATAAATGATTTTATAACATACTTAGATAATTGCAAATCAACCCATTTTGTTTTGATACATGGAAATATCCAATAATTTGTTAATATATCAGACATCATATGTCTTTTATATTTATTTAGGTTAATTATTAAATTAATCTAAATACTTTTCAAATTTTTTTAGTAAATATAAATAAATTTGGCAATATTAATAACCATGTATGGTAATATTTTCTTCCGATACCAGGTCATTGGAAATAAGAATTTTCTTTATTTCATCTCTATGATCACCCTGTAATTTTATTATAAAACCATCCTCTTCTGATTCCATAAGATAACCATTACATGCAAAATCTCTTTTGAATTTTTTTAATATTTTTTTTAAATCTTTTTTTGTGTCTTTGTCATTAATATCATTCCCTAAACCTTCGATGTATGTACAACATTTTTTTTGTCTTTTTTCTCTTTGTTGAACCCTGATATGTACTTTATTAGATTCTCCGTAATTATCGGCGAATGGATCTACCTCTTTTTCGAAAAACATGAATATACTATTGCTTGATATTATATTTAATATTAAATGAAATATTCAATTTTTATTAATCTTCTAAACAAATAGTGCGAACGATTTTTGCTGTAACAATATATGGATCCATATTGCTGGCTGGTCGTCTATCTTCCAAATATCCTTTTTTGTCTAAAAATACAGGAAGCGGGATTCTAACACTTGCATCTCTATCACTTACACCAGATGTAAATTTATTAATTGCAGCTGTCTCATGTTTACCTGTTAATCTTTTGTCATTATCCAATCCATACACTTTAATATGTTCATCGTGTTTTTTATTTAATTTTTCAACTGCTTCTAATATTACAGTCAAACCACCTTCCGCTCTAGTTTCTTTTGTACTAAAATTAGTATGTGCACCACTCCCATTCCAATTAGTTAATGGTTTTGGGTGCAACGAAACACATATATTATTTTGTTCTGCTATTCTGTTAAGCAAATATCTTGCAATCCACAAGTGATCTCCAACTTGAACTCCTTTACAAATTCCAATTTGATATTCCCATTGTGATGGCATAACTTCTCCATTGATACCTTCAATCATAACACCGGCATATAAACAAGATTGTAAATGTTTTTCGACAATATCTCTACCAAATGATCTATCTCCACCAACACCACAATAGTATGGGCCTTGTTTTCCGATGCCGGGATCATGTTTAGTTTTCCATCCATGCGGTAAATCATTTCTATCAAATAAAATATATTCTTGTTCTATTCCAAACATAGGCTCGTGTTCAGAAGCTTCTTTCATAATTTTATTGCATGTAACTCGTGTATTAGATTCATGTGGTGTATCATAATCATAATAAACCTCACATAAAACTATTTTATGGGGATCCGATTTAAATGGATCTCTAAATAAAGATACAGGTTTCAATAATAAATCACTGCGATTATCTTTAGTTTGACCAGTACTTGATCCATCAAAACGCCACCACGGCAAATCATTTACAGATGATATTTGTTTATGCAAAATTCTCGTTTTACTACGAAGTTCCAGATAACCGTCAATCCATACGTAATCAACCAATACTTTTTCCATTATATAATGATATTATATAATAAAATAAAGTTTTAAAATATTATATCACCAAAAATGTATTTTATAGGATATTATCTGAGATGCGGAGGAACATATCCACCTTTTGTAGCCGCACTATATGAGACGGAAGGAGTAGTTTTTCGTGTCATAGGAGCAGTTGTCATACGCATATCTCGTCTGTGCATATAAGAATTGTTTCTTGGTTTATATTCTCGATCTGCTGGTCTGGAATATCTAGATTGCGAAGGTCTTGATGCACTTGAAATTGTTTTTTTCATACTCTGTTCTCTAAATTTCATTTTGCGCTCTTCTTCTTCTTTTAATCGTATTTCTTCCATTTTTTTCTTTCTATTAATTTCGTCTCTTTTCTTTTGTTGTATAACAAATGTCGAATCTTGAGAGCAAACTTTTAATTGCTTTTCATATTTTTTAGTTGATGAATTATATGATTTTTTCAAATTATCCCACTCTTTTTTAATAATTTCCATATCACATTTCATCTTTTCCAATATTTTCTTTTTCTCTTTAATCTCACTAAAAACTTTACTATTAGATAATTTCCGATATTTTTTTTCTAATACACGAACACCTTCTAATTCTTGATCTACGCGCAGTTTGAAAACTTTATTCTCAATATTATCGCGAAACATTTGTTCTGCTTTTGTCAATATATCACGCTGATTTTTGATTTGTTCTCTCAAAGTTTTTTCTATTTCAAAATATCCTGTTTCTAGTCTGTCAAATTTTTCTTTTTCTACTAATATTTTATTTTTTATAACTAACAAACTTTTCTGGCATTTATCTATTTTTTCTTTTTTCTCTTTTCTAATTTTTATTAATTCTTCCAGTAATGTACCTTCTTGTTTTCTCAAATAACTACCTTCAATTGATGCACGTTGTACATCATCAAGTCTTCCATTATGATTGCAATTATCATAACACCTCTTGTCAGAATTATTCCAAATAAATTTGTAGTATAATTCCTCGTCGTAACCATTATATCCTTTTTTACCACTTTCAATTAAAAAACTTGCTGATTCTTTGGGATTTGGATGAATACCACTGTGCCAAACACAATATTCTAAATTTAATATTTTGGCATATTCTCGTAAATCCATATCATCAGGAATTGTTATAATTTCTAGAGGAGAATTATGTCTGGTCGGGTTAAGTCTTCCACTTAGTGACATATTTGAACTATCCATAATAGAATTATATTAACAGAATGATCTTAAGTTGATGATAATTATAAGAACTAATAGGCATAAATAAATCAATTTTTTATTATATATCAATACTTTTAGTAAGCGGATAATATAACGGATTTGTATCAGAATATTCAGATTTACCAAATACATCACCAAGAGTAATTCTGCTCTGACCATAACCACTTGACTGATAGCCACCTGATTGATAGCCACCTGATTGATAGCCACCTGATTGATAGCCACCTGATTGATAGCCACCTGATTGATAGCCACCTGATCGATAGCCACCTGATCGATAGCCACTTGGTTGATAGCCACCTAATCTATAACCACCTGATTGATAACCACTATATTGTTGACCCCCAAGGCGACATCCGCTGTATTGTTCACCAGAATCTTTTGAATCGGAATCTTCCCAAAAAGCTTCAAAACTTTCATCCTCATCATCACCATCATCACTAACTTCATCTAAACGAATAATTGGATTTCCTGTCGGATAAATTTTTTCTATTTTCAAAACATTTCCCGGGATATGTTGTATCATATTATGTGAAAAATCGAAATATTTCAGACTACTTGGGATATCTCCTATTTTTTGTATTCTATTGTGACCAATATCTAATTTTATCATTTTATCGTAAATGGTTGGGATTTCGGTTAACTCGTTATGGGAAACATCTACCTCTTCTGCATCCATAGGCAAAGTGTCTATCTTTTGTATTTTGTTAAAATATGCATTAACTATTTTAAGTGTATCTGGTAGTTTTGGTAAGAATTCGAAATCACAGTTGGATGCTTCAAATTGCAATAATCCATTTGGTAGATCAGTTATCTCTTCAATATTGTTATACGAACAATTTAGATTCACTAGATCTGGTGGCAAATTACTCAAAATTATTAGTCTATTGCTGTTACAATCCAACATAATAAGTTCTTGTGGTAAAGTATCAATAACTTCCATATTGTTATCAGAACAATCCAATTTTCTCAAACTATTTGGCAATTCAGGTAGCACCTGTATCCTATTTCCTGAGATATTTAAAACAATTAACTTTTCTGGTAATTTTGTTCCATCAATATTAATAATGGTATTTTTTGATAAGTCTAAAACTTTCAAATTTGGCGGAAGATTTTCAACTTCACTAATTAAATTATCTGATAAATTTAATGATATTACCCATTCAAATTCCGCCAAACTTTCTGGAATTCGTTTTATTCTCATATTATCTAAATCGAGACGTTCATTTTTATTTATTTTATTTTGTGCCAATATAAATGCAATTGGATCATAATCATCGTCTTTTGATTCGACTCGGTGTCCAAATAACTCAACCTGTTCTCTATCTATTTCAATCTCTCTTAGCATTGCGGACAATTAATAACTATTCGATATACGAAATATAATTATTAATAGTATCATATTCAATTTTTTACAAAAATGCAATCGAAATTAAATCAATTTACTTTTCTCGTTACCTAATATATAAAGCTAAAAGAGCAAATGAAAAATTTTAAATGTAGATTTAGTAATAAAATCAAAGACCCATTTAATAATAAATATTACAACAAATTACCTGTTTTGAAAAATCCAAAGTATTTACCTTATCCTCCAAACGAGATATCAATGGTAGATTCTGTAGTATTTTTTGATGACGGAAAATATGGAAAAATAATACCTTTGTTCGAGGGTGAAAAACATGAAATAATACACGATGAAATGAGAGAAAGGGTATCAAAGAAGAAATTTCAGAATACACAAATATCATTAACATTTTGCAATAAAACAAAAACAGTTGTTGGTTATGAAGGCTTATGGGGCAATACAGGTCATACAAAACACGGAAATATTATTTTATATAATATTGATAATAATGATAATGTTATTAATCAATTAACTGGCATTCATATAAACTATACAGAATTGACATTCCCAAAAATACAACTTTCGGTATTATCGTTAAAAGAAGCTCTCATACAATTTCCTGATGCAATTTATTTAGAATCACCGAAAATTAAGAAAACTGCTCCCCCATCTGTATTTGGAATAGAGTACCATTCCATCCATAAAAATGAGCATAAATATGTTGCATTAGTTCCCAAAACATATTCGTTTGTACAAATAGATGATTATTATAAAAAGTTAAAAGAAGAATTTAGTACAAGAGGTGGAATAATTATACCTACATCATTGAAAATTTGGAAAAAAATGCATAAAAGTACAAAGGTTATCGATTTACAAAGTAATTAAAAAATTGAATTTCTGTATGATTGACAAATCCATTAATAAAATGATTATTTTGATTGGTTGTTTTTTTGATTTGATAAACCAAACTTTGCCTGCTTTTTTCTGTTTGAATGTATTTGGTTATGAAAAAATCGCTGAATCTTGCGCGGAAAACATTGGCTCCATATGGAGTATTGCAATTGTTCCCATTTGTAGCAATTTTGCATATTCTTTCAATTGCCATTAAAATCGCCAACACCAAGCCAGAATATATTCTGGCTTCGGTCATTGGAGTATGTGTGCTAGGAATAATCATGTATGTGGCTACCATTTGTGCAATTTCTGGAAAATGGTCTTTTAACTTTTGTGTAGTTACTGTTTTATATCAGATTTTAACATCAGTCGTTTTGGTTTCCCCGAGATTGATAGATTTGAGTAAAATCGAATTCAACATTGACAACATTGAGAATTTCAAATTTTCTCTCTTAGTGACATTAATAGGGCTCTTATCAATTGTCAAAGCCAAAAAGAATAAGAATGTTTTGATAGTTCATCTGATTGCGATTACATTGGTTGGTTTCAAAAGAATAATTGATATTTATAAATCTGAAGTTGATTTACAATTTATCGATTTGGTTGACTTTTTTAAGGCTCCATTGACTGTCTTTTTGATAATTAAAATAAAATCTATTAATTGGGTAAGGATTAAAGATAATGTTTTTGATGATTTAACATCTGAGATAACAATGGATCGCGTAAAGAAAGCGTATGCATGGTCAACAACTCCATCAGAAGAATCATTCAAAGAAAATTTGGCTGAAATCAGGAAGACGCTTTTATACGTTGATAATATTATCAAACGATTGTGTACTATTGTTTATGGTCTTGATATTTCCAGATTTCCAAATGTTCAAAATGTGCTTACAATAACACATTTTTTCCCAGGAACTATTTTTACTGTTGTTCTTTTGTGCTGTACCAAATCTATTTCCTTATCTTTGATATTTGTTGTGATTGTCGAAAGTACGACTTGGGTATTTACTTCAAAGGAGGAGAGACATGCTATTGCAAGTGGGAGTCTCGGAAAAATGCAAGTGAAAATCATGAGCACACTTCCGACAGCCATTACTGCAATCAATATCTCAGTAAAAGGTGTAGAAACCATTGAATTTTCATACACATGTATTCTTGACGGGCAAGAAAAAATTCGGCGCGTAACCCACAAATCCAAAGAGTTTGCAATTAACATCAGGAAACGATCGACCGATACAATTGTTGCAACATGGGAAATAACAAAAAGTGGGAGTATCATGGTTGTACAGGCAATTGAGTATGGTGCTGTGGTAACTGCAGAATATGCTAGTCGTGGTGCAATTAACACAAAGGAATTTGTCGTTAATAAAACAAAAGTTGCAGTTGATTATGCCAAGGAGAATCCTGTGAAAACTGGATTATTTTTGAGTGGATTAACTGCAATCGCTGCGGCCACATACATGCTTGTTCGTTCGAGACCGACTACCAAGAGTCAAGAAAGCGACGAAGAGAGTGATTAATTTGTTTATATTATTTATAAATAATATAAACATTATTTTTGTTTATTTGCTACCACTAAATATTAGTGACTGTGCATCTTTTTTCATATCCCCCCATCCGGCCCTCGATTGGTTCGCATATTTTTTGTGCCATTTCAGTAATTTTGATTGGTAACCATCTGCAACACTTTCATCTGTAGTATGTTCCAATTTTTTCGTATATTTGTTTATTTTTGCTTTTAAATATTCTGGATCAGTGATTATTTTCGGCATTAATTTCTTATATTACAAAAATAGAAAAAATATTACATAACCTTAAAAATATACTTGTTCGTTTTATTTTTAGCAATAAAATTTATATTGCATTATTATAATAAAATGAATATTATTGAAGCTTACATAAAATTCAAAAAACAGTTGATTATATTGGTTTCTGGATTACCGACTTCAGGAAGATCAAGCTTAGTTAAAACAATAGGTATAGACTTCAAACTAAATACATTAAATCTATATGATTTTTATAATTTAAAATATAAGGAACAGATAAAACTTGCAAATGGAATAATAAAAAATAATTGGTATACACATGAAGCATTTGATTGGGATAAATTTAATATGCGCGTAAATGAGTTAAAGGGGAAAGGTGTTGTTATTTCAGGATTTTGTTTTCCTCCTGATGTTTTGAAATTTGAGTCAGATTTTCATATTCACACTGCTATATCTAAACAAGTATGTTTAAAAAGACAAAATAAATTTATAACAAGAAATAAATCAAAATATCCTAATGAATACAACGAATTAAATACACCAACGGAATCAATGAAAATGAACAAAATATTATATCCGGCATATTTAAAATATAATAAATCTATGGTAATAAATAAATATATGAATGTTAATGATTTGGATCAAAATCAAATATATGATAGTTCATTTAATTATTTAATTCAAGAAATAGAAAAATTTTTATACAGGAAACAATCACAATCAAATAAAAAACCATATAAACCTAAAAAAAAGGGACAAGGGGAATATGACATTGTTGTAAAACCAATGCAACTCCAAACAGGTGAATCTATATATCATCCACCAGCAATGATGTCAGTTAACACACAAAAATATGGATTTGATTAAAAAAATATTTAAAAACAATAAATAAAAAATTTGTTGTTTTTAAAATACCAACAACTTGTTGGTTGTTATAACCAATGTCCGATGATCGTTCATTAACTCATCGTCTGTCATGACAACTATTCGATGTCCGTTCATTAACCCATCGATTGCCATCAACACATTGTCATCTTGTCGCTTGTCCTTGCCCACTCGTCCTTGCCTACTCACCACTAGTATACCCGCATTTATATCACTGGGTTTCGGCGTGGTTGCATCACTTGCTTGGCGTCTCTTCTCTCGATGTTGTTTAATGTTTTTCTACCATTGAGTTTTTGTCGGGACTATCTTGAACGCTCCGTCGGTTAAAACGGAACTCCTTCCGCCAAAAGATCATCCAAAACCTCTATCTATTGTCTCAATTCTCGAAGGCATCTCTCGAGAAAGGTTCGGTGTCTAAGTCATCTGATTTGTTAGGTCAGGGAAGCACTGTATAAAATATTATATTATATTTATAAGTCTCCGAAAACCGCGCTGTATACCCCTGGTCAGCTCACATAATAGTACTCCGGAATACAATTGCTAATTTTCCGTTGGCCGACGGAAAACAATTGTATCCGATCATGTGTCTGTAACCAAACAAATCAAACTTCCCAAACTCCGTTCCAATCAAGGAGGCCCTCAAAAGAAATCCTCAATTTCTATCAGTTTTGGTACATCTTTCGACGTTAAAAAAGGTCAAGACAGTCCCACATTATTAATCAATCTGATCCATTATACTGGTATGTTTTAATTTTTATAGAGTTGTGCAGTGATTTCATTTTTCAATTTTTTTAATTTCATATAATATAGAACACACAAAAAAAAAAGAATGATATTCTTAATGTTACAATTAATAAATATAATACATGTCTTGTTCATATTTTTCGTTTTAATAATACCATTTACTGGAAATAACAGTATGTTATTTATTCACTCAATAACTATACCATTTATGGTATTTCATTGGATTCTAAATACAAATAAGTGTGCTTTGTCCGAACTAGAAAAAAAAATACGAAAATCTTCTTCAATAAATAGTGATGAAATCAAAGATGAAGATTGTTTTACATGTAGAATAATAAATCCAATATATGATTTCAAAAAAAACAATGTTGATATGGATAAATTATTATATTTGATAACACTTTTTGTTTGGTTATGGGGTCTAATCAAATTATTTAATAATGTTCGTATGTCAAACGCTAATAATTTATCTCAACTTTTGAAAGAATGATTATAAAAAATACAAAATATATTTTTAAATATTTTTTGTATCAAAAATGAACTTAAAATAGTAATCCGTATGAAAAATAATATGTTAACTTTTACACCTTTTAACATTTAAAACGCCGAGTTTAAATACAAAAGGTTTTGGTTTGAACCAAGTAAAAACAATAGTAAGGGGTTTCACCTTACGATGGTCCAATTTTTCCCAGCCATCAG